AGCATCCCCTCAGTTTATTCCGTGGTTGGGTAGGTTTAACGTCCAGCTTTTAATAGTAGCCAGATAAGAGCCCATCTCAACTAATCTTTTGTTAATCATAATTTTATATGTAATCCAACAGATTAGCTTCTTCTGTAACGGAGAATATCAGAGAATAACGGAAATCACCTTGCCCCTTTCTATGCCCCCGCGCCACTTTTTGCCCCCAAATTTGCCCCCATTTTGCGTAACTGCTTCCAGTTCCTCGACACCCACCTTTACCCGGATACTCAATCCCATCATCATACCTGCACTCTAAAAATCATAACTTTTCCGGTACGCACCTCATTTTCTCCCTGCCCTATACTTTCAGTCTGACATCCGGCTGGAGGTTCCTATGTGCGGACGTTTTTCACAATCAATGACCCGCGAACAGTACCTGGCTATCCTGGCTGACGAAGCCGAGCAGGACATACCCTACGACCCAGAACCGATTGGCCGTTACAATGTTGCGCCCGGCACCAAAGTTCTGCTGCTGAGCGAACGCGACGAACAGCTGCATCTTGACCCGGTATTCTGGGGCTATGCACCCGGGTGGTGGGATAAGCCACCGCTGATAAACGCACGTGTCGAAACTGCGGCCACCAGCCGGATGTTTAAGCCCCTCTGGCAGCATGGCCGGGCGATCTGCTTTGCCGATGGCTGGTTTGAGTGGAAAAAGGAAGGCGACAAGAAGCAGCCATATTTCATCCACCGCGCCGATGGCCAACCAATATTTATGGTGGCGATCGGCAGTACACCATTCGAACGCGGAGACGAAGCTGAAGGGTTTCTGATAGTGACAGCTGCGGCAGACAAAGGCCTGGTCGATATACATGACCGTCGACCGGTTGTTTTAACACCGGAAGCAGCCCGTGAATGGATGCGGCAGGATATTGGTGGTAAGGAGGCAGAAGAGATTGTTGTCGACGGTTCTGTACCGGCTGACAAGTTCACCTGGCACGCAGTAACGCGCGCCGTGGGTAATGTGAAGAACCAGGGACCAGAATTGATAGCCAGGATTTGATCACACGATTTCCCTGTCATCACTTGCCCGGTTCAGTGTGTGCGTCAGAACGCCGTGCACTGTCACATCATCCAGCGCATCACCTTCTATAGCTTCACCCTCTTCCGTAATCAGCGCCTGGCCATACAGTTTCACAAACTGATTTCTGCCATCCACGGTTACCAGCAGCGTATCGCCGTTACCCGCTCTTAAGGCTACGTTAATAACGGCCCACCCGCATGACGTTTCTATCACACGACAGTTTCCGTCGATGCCACACAGAGAATCAATGGTCAGTCGCTGTTCAACATAGTCAGTAGCTGGCGAAACAAACCCCATCAGAATACCCTCCCCATGTTGCGCAGGATCCAGTGGCGGTTTTCGCTATCGTCGGTTGTCTTGTCAGCGAAGTCCGGCTGGTAACGTTCAATCCACTGGTTTGCATCAGCCAGGCTAAAGTGCCAATTCTTATCTCGCAGCTTATCGATGAAGTCGTTCGTGCTGAGATAGCGATAGCCCTTTGGGTTTAGCTGAATAGCCTCAACGAATGCAGCCTGTATCTCATACTGTCTCGGCATAATCACCCCCTAACAACTGTATATTAATACAGTATAATTATCAGAGAGAATAGGTCAAGCAAGTCGATCTTGTTCAAGGTTAATGCTAAACTTTTAACCCACAATAATAACTAGGTCATACATATGCTTAAGAATTTTCTCTTCCCGAGCGATGAGCTTAAAATGGCCAGGCGCATTGCCGATGCATACATCGAGCGCTCTGGATTAGATCCGGCAGGAATCGAGGACATGAAGGATGGCGGGGACTGGCTAGGTATGGGTGACAGGATAAAAATTGCAGATGTGAAAGATTTCGAAAGAGATACTGGCAACTTCTTGCTTAAGTTTGTCACTATCAATGCTGATAATGAGTTTGCTGTTAAATCATCACAAATGAGAATTGAATCCATCAATGATGCGTATCAGATATCATGCGGAGATAGATTTGTACGCGTGGTTAACTGTGATGAGCTATCTGTTTTGTACCCAGCAGTTGACTTAGCTATCAATAACTCAGTTTTAGTAAATTAAACAGCCGTCCCTGGCTGTTAGTTTTTTATGCTGAATAGCTTCTGACAAAGTTGACAATGGTTGTCAGGTATGGAGTCACGTCAAATGAGTGCCCACCGCTTATTCCGTCTACTTTTGATATCTTCCTGGTAGAAATAGCAGATAACTTCATCATGATATCTCGGTTCTCAGTAGGCAGAACTATGGTGTCATCACTCGCAGTAAGCCATAACTGGGGGATGCCAAGAAGCTCATCTGGTCTTTTAAGAACCGGGTCAAAACCAGACGTTTTGGCATCGTAATCGCTGCCATCGCTGGCGATGTTATAAGCCTCTTTAATATCAGCTGTTAAAACCGAGCTGTTGTAGCATGACTTGAGGTTGGCCGTTGGTGATGTCCCGACAAGGCAACATGGAACGCCGATATTTTCGCTTATGAGCGTATTGAAAAATTCAATCCCACCCATTGAATTTACGAAAGCACTAAATGCACTGACATTATAATTTAAGAAGAGATAGCGATAAGCCGAATAATACGCAGCCTGCGCCAGTGTATTCCCCCAGGTATTATAATCTCCGCTAACAGCCGCGCTAATAACAATAAACCCGCCAGCAACAAAGGCCTTGCTTATCTTGTCATAGTTGGCATTCGTGGCCCATGATCGTTCGTTTGTGCCATTGCCATGGAATAGCATTACAGCTGGTCTTGGTTTACGGCTGTCATAACCAATAGGTGTAACAATACGGAAATCATTTGTGCCATCACCTGTCCAGACAATCGACGGGTAGTTACCCTCGAAGTTACTCTTGATCGTGGCATTGGAACCTACGCCATAGCAAAGAGACTGGAAGCTGGAACCTGTTAACTGGCGAGCATCAGAGTTGAAGATGACAAAGTTATTACATGATTTAGATGCACGAGTAACGCGTCCGACATACTCATACCCCAGCGCCTCCCCGGTGTGGTGTGCAGCAAAGGAAATGAAGTTATCATCAGCAACAATTGTTACTTCATACAAGCCTGCAATAGGCACCGTGGCATTAGGAATGCTGGTAACCGAACCGTTAACCAAGAGCTTGACAGAGTTATAGCTAAAGTAAATGCCAGCACCATTGGACAGGCCGGAAGATGGAGCCGCGCCAGGAGCATCACTACTAACACCAATGAATGTGCCACCACTATAAGTGCTTACACCATCGTTAACATAGTTAACCAGGCAGCGAAGACGGAACTTACCGGTAGTACCTGCATTAAGTGCGCGGGACATACCAGACAGACCGGCAGCACCATTACCATATACTTTATTGGCGGAAACCTGCATTACAGTAGTTGTTGAGCCTGTCCAGCCAGATAAACTTGTGAAGGTATCTTCATAGATAACCTGGTCTGCCCAGCGTGCATACTCCCTGGTTCCTCCCTGCCCAAGCATAGCAAGGTGGCGCATCAGCATTCCCATCTTATTATATTTTAATCCGAATGCATCGGTATCAGCCCAAAGTGTTTGCCCATTAACGTTATAAGCGTGCCCCATTATAGAACTGCTTGCTGCCGGCAAATCAGAAACGGAAATTCCTTTTGCAATTAAATTTTTAAGATTTGAACCAACCGTCCCTGAGGCATACGCTACGTTATAATCAAAACCAATAAGCCCGGCACCCGCCAGCGCGGCAAGCGCAGCGCGTAATGATGCGTCACCCACCCCGATCCATGCCCCTGGCCCAATACCGCCAGTACCCGCCGGTGTCGAGCTCGCAGGAACCACTTTAGGGCCTGATGCGAATGACCCAGTCCATTTGTAGTATTCGCCGTCCGCGGTATTGAGCAGGACTTCATTCGGGTTATTGATGGTCGCGCCAGTGGTGAACGTTTTCCCGGTAAGGATCACGTAACCGAAGGCGTTCATGGCCTGCTGCGCGAGGTAATTGATGCCCTCGATGGTGTAATGCTTCACACCAAAGCGATCGGTATAGGTCCAGCCCATAGAGGTGACGAACTCGTCAATTTTACCCGCGTTAAACTTGAGGTCGCGTGGGGATTCGCTCGGAACTGCGTCTTGAGTCGGTTGCGTGGTCATATATATTCCATAAAAAAACCCGGCACAGTGGCCGGGTTGAGATGGGCGGTAGAGGGTCTTACTGGTAGATAGCGTCGCTGTACTCTGCGACCGTCAATGAGACGGTATTATCGGTATTTGGCTTGATGCTGTTGACCTTCCATAGCTGGCTATCCAGCTCTTCCACTGTCGCAATAAGGTAGCGAGAAGGTAGCTGGACCGTATCGCCATTCCAGATGTTGAGTTGGATGCTGGGTATTGCTGCGGTAAATCCGTACTTCGTGTCGCTGCGTGCGGTTGCCGGATAGCGTAACGTCGGGTTACCCAGGCTATCGGTCACCAGAACATACATCGAACCGGTAAACGTGATCGACTCGCTGGTATCAAAGTTATTCCCGGAGCGCCCCGTGATGTAACCCTGCTGCTGGTTGCTGTCGTAGATGTCAGGCATCTGAATGACGCTTCCAACCTGGATAATGCCGTCCTCGAACACTTTGGCGTTCATTTTCACCCGCGAGTAAATCAGACGCTTCGTTTCGCGCAGCGCGCGCTCGCGTGCCTGGTACTCGTTGCGGAAGCCAACAATTTCCAGTTTGTTCGGGTTCTCAGCCTCCTGCTCGACGATGGCGCCATTCAGTACGCGGTAGTTGATGTAGGTCTTGTTGTTCGTGGTCGGGTGGACATAAGAGACCTGCACACCGTCGTAACCGCCTGGCAGCGTGGCTTCGTACGTTAATTTGTACTCGTCAGTCTTCATGTTGGCCCGGTTGAATACAGCCGCCGGGTAATCAACTTTCTGATCCCGGGTGAAGGTCAGAACGCCATCGTCCCAGTACGCGACCACTGATGCTGCGTTGCAGATTGCCTGCACCCTGTCGCCGAGCGAGTCATTCTCGTCATCAAAGGTGTAATCGAAATATCCCAGGCGGTCGTCAGGAAGGCTCTCTGCAATTGAGTAAAGCCCGTACAGGTCAATGCTGCTGACCAGTTGTTCCCCCATAATCAGCCAGGTATGCGCCACCGCATCAGCGAAAGAGCGCGACGGACGCAGGGTGTAATCTACTGACTGAGTTGATAGGTTGTAGCTGATGGTGTGGCGTGTGACCAGGGCGTTATATTTTCGGTCACGGCTGCCCAGGGCATTCTCTGTTGCCCTTACCTTTACGCGCACCAGCGTGTCAGTAGGGTGAACAACGTTAGTGCGGATGTTTACCGCGTGGATCTCTTCCAGCTTGAGGATTGATGAGTCACCGGAGTTATCCGTGCGTTGCAGGTTGATGGCGTACTTCCCGAAACCACCAATCGGGGTGATTTTATCCGTACGGTAGAACGTCTCACTATCCTGCTTATGCCACGTTGTCTGCTGGAACGTCAGTGTTTGCTGCGTGCCAGGCACCATGTTGTAGTCATCGTCGATTTTCCACAGCACTACTTTCCAGTTTGTCTGCTTTTTCGGGCCAAGACTGCTCTGGGTGTGGATCCACAACTGAGTCGATTCTACCGGTGAGAAGAACGGGCCAACGACAAGCGCCTCGTTGTCGTTCAACACAAACTTAGTCGTGTTGATGGTGGCGTTCGCCGGTATATCTGGCGGGCCATCAAGATCCCCCATCGTGAACGTGTACCAGCGCACCGGATTAATCACTGCGCCATCATTCGTCTCTACCGCTGACACCAGCGTCCCGGAGAATGTAGCATCTGTGGTTACAGACCCCGATGCAGTGGCGTAGGTAACGTTGATATCAAAGGTCACGGCATGAGGTAACACCAGCCCCATGAAGTAATCGAAGGATGCCTGCTTCACGATTTTCATCGCTATCTGGCCGCCAGAATATGTGCCGGAGACCACAGTGGTTGCGGTTGCAGTCTCTACCGGGAAAGAATCACCCTGGTTTGCCCCGGGCACTTCCTGCCCGTCAACATCATCGAAGCTGTAACCCTCGTTAATCGTCGGAATGACCTCACCAGGCTGAATAAACTGATATTCAGCACCAGCCATGCTCCCCAGGCTCGATTCAGAGTAGCGGACAGACTCGTAATCGTATTTGCCGAACCCTATGCTCATCCACTCCGTGACATACTTTTTCCCGCCGTCTTTGGTGCCGGTGCTGATGTACTCGAAAAGCGATTCCTGTATCAGGTCAGGGAAAGACCGAATCTGTCCGTAGATGTCCGGTTTGGGTTTATAAACGCGCGCAGTGTTGGTCTGTCCGGTCAGGCTGTTGTTCGGAGAATCGACGGTGTTGCCGCCAGTGTTGGCGATGGCCGGCTTTGGGGCGAGAAACGAAAAGACAGTACCCACGACCTTGAATATCGGGCTCAGGATATCGCTGACGATGCCTTTTGGCTGGTCGAAAATCTGGACGGTGTCCAGTTCTCCCAGCTCGAACGCCAGTTCATCGTCATCGGTAAGCTTCACGCCATTGCGAACGATCAGCAGGTCGCGATGGAAGTTTGCGTCATTGGCTGCCAGCCAGTCATAAAAAAGGGTGCCGTTTGGCACCCTGCAACGCATCTTTGGCGTTCCTGGAAAATTCGAAATCTCAACCAGCGCCATATTCGAAATACTCCACTTTGGTGAATGCCCGTTGAATGACCAGCAGTGAGTCCATGCGCACGCTTCCGTTCTCGCCGCGCGAATGTAACGCCTGGCGGTTAAGTACCAGGCCAACGTGTGCTGGTTGCGCGCCACGATAACCGACGAAGATCCCGCCTTCGACCGGCTTTTCAACCTGGCGCCAGAAAACGACGTCGCCCTGATAGCAGGTGAAGAAGTCCTCCCCGGCTTCGTAGTCCGGTGTCTGGTGCAGTTCGACGCCGAGAACGTGGCGGTAATAAAGCACCACCAACCCCCAACAGTCGACTTTCTCGAATGAGCAGGCTCGGTTAGCCCACGGCACACCTATGACCTTCCTGATGAAATCAGAGGTACTGCAAACCTGTATATTCGACTGGGTCATAAAGGCGGCTTATGTTGTTGTTGAGAGGATTGGTGACAGACAGGGTTACCGATGCTGAATCCGCGTCGATATCGACCGTCTTGACGTATAACTGCCATGACTTAATCGGTACCGAAACATCGCCGCTGTCGAAGATCTGCCGCGTGGCCGTGATGGACGTTAGCCTTGCCGTCCCCTTCCACTGCTTCATCAGCGCTTTGATATCCGACGACAATCGCCCTAACTTCACTGTCGCGTCGATCACCGGCGTACCGCTCTGCTGGCTCTCTTCGATTTCAAAGCGCGCTGGCGTGTAGGCCTGGCCGCCGAGCGTCTTCGGAAAGAATTGCTTGTCGACCAGGCGAACATAACCAAAAGATGGATGGTAGAACGTGATGGTGTCGTACAGCCCGCGCGTCGGGCGCTGCTGCTTATATTGTCGGAATGATGGCATCAGGGGACCCTCGGAAGACTTTCCGGGTCACGCCCGTCAGGATAACCAGTCACCACAATATCAAGCCACGAATCCCACGGCGGCGGCAGCTCAACAATGATGTCGTCGAACTCGTCGTCAGCGTTATAGAGGTGGTTCGCAATAACGGTTCCCGTCCAGGTCACCACCCCGCCAGAGATATTCGTCTGCACCGGCATCTGCGTGAAGTGAAGCTCTTGCAGTTGTAGACCACTGCCGCCCAGATTCACCTTCATGCGGAACCAGTTCAGCCCGCGATTGAGATAGTTAGGACTTCGTAGCCACTGCTTAAATGCGCGCTCCTGGTCCAGCGTAAAGATCCACGTAAGTGACCAGGTAACTTTCAGGTCATCGGTGAGGTTTTCGAAAATAGCCGGGCCGACCGCTGGCTGGTCAGTCTGAAACCCGGTATCGAGCGTCATGTTTTTGCTGGACTTCTGGGTCAGAGGCAACCAGTCAGGGTAATCAATGATCGGCATTAATTTTGCCCCCTTGGCGTGCGTTTAACGTTCATATTGCTGGTTATGGCGTTGCTTATTGGCCCACCGTTGTTCAGGTCTGCGACAACCACATCAACGGTCAGTCCTCCATTACCGTCGGTACCGGCCTGAGCATCGACCGAGGATGACGTGTAGTTCTGGATGTTAATTACCACCCCGCCACCCCCGGCGCCCTGCATGTCCTTGTTGCTGATCACCTTGCCGTTGTCGCCCGGTATCATGTACTGCTTACCGGTGCTAGCCTGGTAAATTTCCGGCATCCCGCCTTCGCCAACCTGATACATCCCACCAGCAGAAACAGGACCACCGTTTTTACGCTTACCGAGCAGGTTCGCACCAATAACGCCCGCTACCGCGCCGAGACCGATAGCCGCCGCCGTACCCATTGAGGCAATGGAGGACAGGATAGCCGCCGGAGTCCACGCCGCAGCGGTTGTCGCTGCCGCTGCTGTGCTGGTTGCCGTCTGTGTGGCCACTGCTGCCGTCTGCACAGCCGTAACCGTGCCGATCGCCGCAGTTTGAGCAGCCTGCCCCATAATTGCGGACTTGACCCACTCAACACCCATCTGAACAAATGAGTTAATCAGGCTATTCAGGACAGTATTACCTATCGAGCGCATAGCATCAGATGCCGACATGCTGCCCGTGATGATGCCGGTCAGAGCATTGGAGGCATTACCAGCCAGCGCATCGAAAGATGCCGCCAATGCAGCGTTTCCTGCGCTCTGATTGCGGAAAATCTCCCACTGCGCAGCGATACGAGCCTGCTCATACTCTTTATCTGCGTTTGCACGCAGCATAAGAGCATTCTGGTGAGTGATAAGTCCCTGCTGCTCGAATGCCTGAATAAGCGCGAGCTTGCGGGCGTTCTCGTTAGCCAGTTGCTGCACAGGGTCAACCCCGCCAACAGCATCCTGCTGCGGAGTTACTGCCTGCTGAGACTGGATTTTTGCGAGGTTAGCCTGATGTGTTGCAGCCAGCCGCTCGGATGTCTGGTTGAACTGCTCCTGACTGATTTTCTTAGCAGCCAGAGCAGTATTCAGATCCTCAACATCCTGTTTGTAACTGGCGTTCTCACGCGCTTCGGGAAGCAGTTTCTCTGCTGCTGCCTGGGCTTTAATGGCGTTAGCAGTATCCCATTTTGTCGCGGCATACTGCCCGGCTAAAGCCACCTGCTCTTTTGTCGCGCCTTTACCGAGTGACTGCTGGGCATTAAGGATCGCCTGTTCGCGGCTCAGCTTGTTCGTTGAGTCTGCTGCCAGTTCTGATTGCTGCTTGAGATTAGCCAGTTTCTGAGCGATAGAGTCAGCCTGTGAAGCACCTTTCTTCTGCTCTGACTGGAGCGTCTTCTGCGCCTGCGTGTTTTTATACGTAGCGGCAGCGTCATCCTCCATCTGTTTGGCGTGCGGGTCATCCTTAGCAAACCCGGCATCTTCGGCAGCGTATTGAGCCTGCAACCGTGCGCGTGCTTCGCCCTGCAATTTCGACAACGCGAGGTTACGCTCTGACTGCTTAATCAGGTTTTTCTGGCCTGATGTAAGGTTATCGGTTTCCTCTTTCAGTGCCGCAACGTTACCTTTGGCAATGACAGCTTCACGAGATAGCTCTACCAGCTTACCAACGAATGCGGTGAGAGCAGTCTGCCCCTTCTCAGTGGAGCTTTGCGTATTTTGCAGCTCGGTCGCCAGACGCTGAAGCGCCTCAGGAGATGGATTCTTGGCAATATCAGAAAGTTGTTTGCTGAGTTCGAAAGCTTTCTGCTCGGTAATACCGAACTTGTCCGCCACAGCGCCGACTGTGTTACCGATGCTATTAGCTGTGGACTGAAACGCCTGCCCGGCGCCGTAAGCCTGTTTAACCGCTTCGGCATAGTTATCGGTGGTGATTTCGAGCGTAGCGAGACGATCGTTAAAACCATCGACTGATGCGTAACCGCCAGAAAAAGCAGACAGAGCCTTGTCACCAAATGACAACAGTGAGCCTGACGCATCGCTGATAGCTTTTGGTATTTTGTTGATCGCCTCGTTATATTCCAGTAGGGCCTGGTTACGCATCAGCGTGGCGACTTCAGCATTGGTCTTCGCCAGGTACGCATATTTGTCTGACAGCGCGGCCACACCATTGATAGAGACGTTGATGACCTTATCCATCGCTTCGGCCGCGTCTTTCAGTGCGTCCATGGCGTTTTTTCCGCCATTAAGCGAAGTGATCAGCGTGCCAGCGATGATTGAACCAAGGGCAATGATGGCACCAATCACCGCGCCACTAGGACCGAATGCCCCGGCAAGTTGGGAACCTTGCTGAGAAAAGGCAACCAGCGCTGACTGACCGCCCTGCACCTGCACGATGAAATCCTGAACCTGATAGCCAGCCTGTTGCATACTGGATTTCCAGTTTCCGTGGCTTTTTGTTCCAGTGTCCACGCTGGTTTTCATGTCGTACAACTGCCCGGTTAACTGGGCTATTTTCTGCTTATCCGCATCTGTTGCACTTGCGCCAGCGCGCAACTGCGCTGACAAAATCGCAGCACTTCTGGCACCATTGGTTTGTTGTTCGCTAAGAATGGCTATCTGTTGAGACAGGTCCGATGTAATGCCACTGATACGATTAGCTTCATTGGCCTGCTGGGCGAGTTGCTTAGCGGCTTCCGCCGAGGCGGCAGAAGCGGACTTTTGAGCGTCCCTCATATCAAAAAGAGAACCCGCAAGCTCTGCAATTTTTGCCTTTTGCGCATCAGACGCTCCTTCGCCAGCACTTAACTGCGCGGCAAGGATAGCGGCACTTCGAGAGCCTGCTTGCATCTCAGTATTCAGGATGGAGACTTCTTTCTCCAGACCTGAAATTGATGACTCTGCACGCTGGGTTGCAGCAGCAATAGATGATGCTGATTTGGCAGCTTCATCGGAGGAGGCTTTCAGATCATAAAATGCACCCGCGAGATCGGCAATAGTGCGTTTTTCCTCTTCGGTCGCATTTGATCCCGCCCGAAGCTGAGATGCGAAAACAGCCGCACTCCTGGCCCCGTTTTGCTGTGCCTCTTCAAGAATTGCAACCTGATTACCAAGTGCTTCGATTACCGCATTAGCACGGTTAAGTTCGCTCGTCGTGCTACCAGTGCCTGTGCGAGCTTCCTCCATCGCGCGTGCAATACCGCTGACGCTAGTATTCAATTTGCGAAGCTGGTTATCCATGGAGTTGGCGTAACCAGCCAGTTCAGTAAATGCGGATCCGGTTTGCGACGTGCTCTGGTCAAGATTGTCCATCCCTTTACCGGACTGTGCCGCCGCAGCGTCCAGCTTATCCAGCGCATCAATGGCCTGTTTCCCGCCCTGCAACAGCGGCTCAACGTCGGCGCTGATTTCATACACGATGCTACCGGCGTTTTTCTCACCTGCCATGTCGTTCTCCGGTTATTGCTTTGCTTTTGCCCTGCGCGCGGCCTGTTTAGCCAGGTATTCGTCGGCGATGCTGTCGTACTCTTCTCGGGTGAAGCCCTTCTGATCAGGGTATTTCGCAGCCAGCAGCATCTGGAACTCGGTCATCGTTAACTGCGAAGCTTCTGCGCGGTTCATGTCAAAGTGACTCCGCGCAGCGCTGATGTAGTCAAATGCTTTGAATTCTGTCGTGCGCTCGCCTGTCTCATGACGCTGCAACTGGCGCACTTTGGCTTTGCCAACAACACCGTGTTGAATAAGGTGCTGGGCAAGCACAATAATGTCGTTTTTCGGCATCTGACCTGGGCGATAGACAACGCAATGCCGCCAGCCTTTCCACTCGCCTATCATCGGCGTCAGATCACTCTCGCAGCACGCCTGTAAAACATGCATACACGTTGATAAAAGCTTTTCAGCGGCGCGGTTGAATGATGGTTCCATCCACTCAGGAAAACGCCCCAACGTGCCAGCGCATACCTCGATGAGCTGAGCGACATCATTGCCATGGATGGTGGCATAGGCCCGCACAATTTCTTCCGGAGTGCCGATCCTGGTCATCGCCTCGAATGATGGCCGGAGCAGGTAGTCTTTCCCGCCGGTGCGGCTGTCGCTGATAGAGAGTTCGCCAATATCGGTTAAAGCGGTCATAGGCCTTCCAGTAAACGGTCATTATCAAGGGCAGCACGCCGCCCTTTGGAATGTCCGTTAGGTAACGGTAACCGTATGCACGGCCACAAAGTTGCCGTCTTCGGTGTTGATGATGATCTGTGCGCTGCCGCTGGCGACACGCGTCACGGTAACGGTATTTCCGGACGCGGTTGCAGTGGCTTTGGTTGGATCGGTTGATGCGACCGTGAAGTCTTTGTTGGTTGCGCCGGTCGGTGCGATATTCACCGTAAAGGTGCTGGTACCGCCCGCCGCGCCAGTGCTGGTTGCCGGACTTACCGTTACGCCGGTAACAGGCACAGCAGTGATTTCGTTCACTTCAATGGTGCTCGCATCGCCAACTTTGAACTCGGTGGAGAAAGTGACGATGTCATTGGTACCACCATCAGAGCTCAACGCCGTGATGTTCATGTAACCGATGAATTCAACCGGGCCGTAGTCCATGCGCACCCAGATGCCTGGCTGACGCTTGGCCTTTAGTTCATCAGCGAAATACTTGATGAACCTGCCGACACCGTACTGATCCAGTTTGTCCTTCTTGCGTACCTCACCTTCAAAACTCAGGGTGAAGTCACTGTTGGTGACGATGGTTTCGACATAGCCGCCGCCGTCATCCGCATCAGAGGTAACCGAGTTCGGGTTGAAGTCGAAGCCCTTCGACGTACCGGCAGCCAGCGCCTTCCACTCTGCTTCAAGCGGCTTGACGTCCGGGCAACCATCGGCAACTTCCAGCACGACTGCGCCACCGAAAAGGCGTTCGTTCGAGTTCTGGCAATCATCCATGTGAAACTCCTCTTTGACGTATAAAAGAAAACCCGCTGGAGCGGGTTATTTGGTTGGGATGGCTATTCGCCGTAAGTGCAGGCGAACTGGAGTCGGAAGACTATTCGCCCTTCTTCTGTGAGCACCGGCGCGGGGATTGCGCCCATGTTCTGGATGTAGCCTACGCACTCGTCAGCCATTGGGTTGGCCTGAACGTAATCGACGATGCGCTGCACGGCATTGAGCGCGTCTTTGCGCTTGTCCTTCGCGCCTACTACGTCGACCAGGACGTGATACTCAGAGCCGAGGTCAGTACGGATATTCGAGCCGCCGTTTGGCCTGAACACGATTATGGCTTTAGCCAAGTCCTTCGGATCGTCGTACATCAGCTGCTGCACCGTGAAACCAGCTGTTAGCCCGGCGTCGACGAACATGTTGCGCACCCGCTCGTGCATCATGGGTGTCATAACGAAAGCTCCTTGCGCATTACTGCATCTACGCTATCGCGCTCATCGTTCGCGCCTTTGGTCAGGAATTGCGGTTCACCATGCGGATCCCAGTAGTTCCCCGTTCCTGTCCCGCCTCCGAACTCTTTCGGTTTCTGCGGGCCGAACTCAGAGCGGTTACTGGTCACGCCGAAGTGTGCGCGAGGCTGACCTTTCAATTTGCCGGACATTTCGTGAACGTAGGCAGCATAATTAGCCGAATAGCCGATACGCCCGGTAATGAGTACGCCACCAGTATCGATTTCCCTAAACTGGCTGTTAATCAGCGTGGAAGTGTCGATCGGGGTGTAATAGGCCGCCCGGGCACCGATAAGAATCATCGCCGACTGCAACGCACGAATAACCTTACGCCCTTTGACGTCATTAATAACATCGTTCAGGTGCTTCTTTGCCTGGCTGATGCCTTTCACTTTGATGCCCATGGCTACACTCCCGTCAGGATGGCGTAATCATCCGTCAGACGATCAAATGTGTCGCCGTAGCGGATAACCTGCCGCACCTCGTCGGCACCGGCCACAACCGGGTCGGCCTCGGTCGAAGCGCCAATCAGCAGGTAATCACCAGCGGACGCCAGCGCAAACTCCGTCCAGACGGTGTTCTTAACGACGATTTCGGCTCCCAGGCTGGCTAACTTCTTGCTGAGTCCGCCCTCGTAATCACAGAGGATTTGCTCAGGCTCGGCATAACCCATCGGGTCGCCAATCTCATCATTTCCGCCGACCTTGCGCCAGATGGTCGCAGTGGCTGTGTATGACCAGTTCGCTACCGATGACATCAGCCCTCCTTCCAGCGCAGCACCTTCGCGCCAGTCGCCCGGATGCGCGGGCAGTTGATGAACCACTCGCCGTCCGATTTCACGAAGCCGGTAGTCTCCCGCCCCGTGTCGGTCATCACCCAGACGCGGGTGAACGAGCGCGGCAGGCCGTGCTTAACTGATTTGTACGTCATCAGCAGCCCCCGACCACTAGGAACAGACCAACGCTATTACCGGCGCTGATTGGCAACTCACTGGTGCATCCGCTGGTATCGAGTTTCGCCAGCGAGTCGCGCAGCCAGGTGATGCTGTCAGCATCGTAATCGAACGAACGGGACGCGCCGGACGGCGCACCCTGCGATTTGATTCGGCGAGCCCCGGACGACGTGGCCATCAACGCTGCGGCGTACATCATGATCAGCTTTGAGGTGCAGTCGTCATATCCTGCGCCATCGAGGCACGGAATAATCTTGTTCACCGCACAGAGGATCGGATCCAGCAACGCGCCCGGGATGGAATAACCCAATTCACCGAGATACTGTTGCACATCTGCTGCTGTGATTGGGTCAGCCATGGTTATTTCGCCTTTTTCTTCAGCTCATCGATTTGTTTCTGAGCCTCGTCGAGGTCAGTCTGGAGCTTTGCGTTTCCCGCCGTCAGCGCCTCAACTTTGCCAGTAGCCTCGTCGAGGTCAGTCTGGAGCTTTTGAACGTCGGCGGGGGTTGCTACCTCCAGCACCTGATCGCTTACCGGGATCGCTTTGCCTACCAGCCACAGGGGAAGGCTCTCGCCTTTGTAGACTTCACCCTTTTTCAGTTCGTGGCTGTCGTGGGTGAGCAACCATTTTTGTTCTTTACCAGCCATACGGCCTCCGTAAAAAAGATGGGGCCGAAGCCCCATTAATTATGCTTTGGTCAGCTGGACGTAACCGGCCTGGCCATTAGCGTCGTGTTTGAACTGCGGAGCCGCAGCAGCCAGCACAGAGAAGACATAGTCATCTTCCGGGTTCTGACGCGCTTTAGGGCGCATGGTCATCGGCATACCATTGAGGATCTGCACGACGTCAGGGCGCTTAACCACACCCAGCAGCTCATCGGTCGGAACCTTCGAAGCCGGAACCAGCGCCGCAACACCAGGGATTTCCATGATGCGGGCCAGAATGGTCTTCGGATAGTTCGCCGCGTAGTCGTTCACGGATGCGTAGAACCAGTCTTTGTAGTTCAGGTAAATGGTCACCGGCGCATAGAAGTTTTCGGTATGCAGCAGGTTAATCAGGTTGGAGATAGCTGCAACCCACTGCGCACCTGTAGCGCCATTCAGGGTCAGGCCGTGGGTGCCGGTACCGCGATTTGGTGCGGTGCGCAGACCGTAAATAGTCGCGCCTCCGACGTTGATGTTTGGATCGCCGTTCAGCACCATGTCTTCCAGCTTCTCAGCCACTTTGCGCTGATGGTTGGAGATGGCGTCGCTATCCAGAGAGTAGCCTTCAGTCTGGGCTGCCAGCATCTGGCGCCAGCCGAAAGTCAGCTCGCTATCGATGATCGGCAGCGGCGTGCCTTCGTAATCCATGACAGGCTGATCGCCCTTCGCCTTGCCGCGGCCATCCAGGCTGATGTTTACATCGCCTGAATCGGACAGAGTCATGAAGTAGTGCACGATTTTACCGAGTGCCATCGGGCGTGACACGCTGGCTGCCAGGTCATTGAACACTGACAGCACATCGCGCTGCACGGTAATCGCCGAGCGGTCCCATTCGCCCCAGACATCTTTCGGCAGCACTGAGGCGTTACCGACGAGCTCATCAAACGCGATGAACTGGCCACTGGCATCGTTAACCGCAAAACCATGCTGCGCAGCCATATTGCGCTGCATCATGTCCCAGCGACGACGGGCGTTGATAATCAGCGCCTGCTGTTGTGGAGTAAACTTTAACATTCGTTTTTTCCTTATGCCTTGGCGTACGGAGTGGAGAGGATCACCACGTCGGCGAAACCTTCCGCCGCCAGAGTGCGCCCTGCTTTTTCGTCAAACGTTGCGACGACCTGGTTGCCGGTTGCAGCAGCTTTGAACACACCACCAGCACCGACCGTCAGTTCCTGGCCTACTGTGTAAGCAGCTGCCGCCAGGCGAACGTTATATTCCTGCTCGCCTTCAACGCGGTAAGCGACGCCGGTTTCGTTGGCTGCGTAAGCAGTGGTGATGGCCTGTCCGATGAAGCGACGGTTGCCGAGGATGAGCCAGCGGCCAGTTGTATCAGTTGCTACAGCCAGCTTCCCGGAAGAAACTTTCACCGCAACGCCTGGCGTGAGTGCTGCCGCAACTGGCAGGTTGATGGTTTCCGGCTCGCGTTCGACCGGGCCACGATAGATAACGTTAGCGACCATTATTTTTTCTCCTGATCCATGCCAGCGTTGAGGTCGTAGTCTTTCCACTGGTCGTTTTCAGCATTGACCTGCTGGAAAGATGGATTCAGACCGGTGCTGGTCTGGCACTGCGAGTACATGTCGTTCAGCGCTTCGCCAGTCAGCGAGTTGATCGCCGCTTCGGTCATGAACGAGAATTTCGCTTTGACCGCATCACGCTTGGTTTTCAGATCGCTTTCTGCGTTAGCCTGCAACTGAGATTTCAGCGTGCCGATCTCGTCGGTAAGCGGCTTAATTGCCAGGTTCACTGCCGCGGTAATCGCGTCAGAGTTAATCTGCGCCTGACCAGGGTCGCCACCACCGGCTTTCTTTTGCATCTGCTGGTTGTAGGCATCCCAGACCTGATCGTCGGTCAGCCCATCGGTTGTTACGCCTGCGGCATTGAGCGCGGCGATCATCTTCTCTTTCATCGGGTTTTCTTCTCCGTTGGTTTTGACTTCGTACTCAGTTGGTTTGCGCACGACTTCTACTGGATCGCCGACAAGCGTTACGACCTTGTCAGAGATGAGGTACTTCTGGTCGAAGAGCTTTGGCTTGGCGTTCTCGCCATCCTCTTCGTAAACGAAATGGTCAGGCCAGACGCTGACGACGTACCGCCACTTTTTGTCGTCCTGTTTGATGGACATGCGCAGCGCCTGGTAGATGTCGTCGAAAGACATCTCTGAAGCATTGCTGATGTAGAACTTCACTTTGTTCCACCAGCCGTCTTTCATGCTGTTAGCGGCATCAATGAGGCTCGTCGATTCAACATCAGCCTCTTGCCCGTCAGCGTTGACGAACATGCCGACGCCTTCATCCGGGGTTCCGGCACCTGGCTCATCTAGCAGGATCGCGATGTGGTCAAACTGCATGTTGTGAGCGACCCAGGAGTATTTTTTCTGTTTCGACTCGCCAGTTTTTTGCTCTTTGTTCAGTAGCAGGCCGGTGGAGACATGAATCGGATCGGCGTTATTGCCGGTAATCATGTCGTCCAGGCGCTGAATGAGGCGTTTGCCGTCGGGCTTTGTCTCTGCCACAGCCTTATTGACGTAAACGTCCATCACGACTTTGTCGTTGGCCTTGCTGACGTTCTGAGCCCATGCCCCGGCGTAATAATCGTTAACCGCCTGCGGGTCGTTGGCGCTGACGTATTTGCCGTTCACCATCGGGTGACCCAGCGGCATCAACTTGCGCTCCATCGTCAGGTAGCTGTTGTTAATCTCCTCCGCCGGGTACAGACCACCATTCATCACGATGTCATCGACGATCGGAACCGCGCCACGAATGACGTAGTGTTCCTGGCCGTTGATGGTGGTCGTTGAGATGTTGGAGGCGTTGATGGCGAGGGATTTAACGTGGATGCTGGATAGCTTCACGTTGCGTCCTCATTGGTGTATTTAAGGCAATAAAAAACCCAGCGCTTTGGCTGGGTTGATTCTTCGTCGGAGAATTTAACAAGTTAGACTTTGTTAAAGGCTATTATATGTACTTGCGAGACACCGTTAACTTTGGAAATTCCTTCGCTTATCTCTTTGTGAACGTCTTCAGGAGGCATGTCAGACGGAAACTCCACTACCTCTGATCCGGCAAGGTATACCGTGCTGCCACCCGCTTCATTGCTGACATAAGCATTCCATGAATAAAACCATTTTTGCATATCAAATCTCCAAGTGATGGATTTGCATATTTGCATGGTTTTAATTTTTTTCCCACCTCTTACGCTCTTCCGCCAACTTATCCGCCAGCCCTTCGTTGAATATGCTGCCGTCGTCGTTGAGCAGCACCGGAATCTGGCTGCAATAGCAGTTGTACCGGTTGCCGTTCTCAGCGTAGAAGTCCCGCACCTCTTCGGTGGTGTAAACCAGGCCGTGACGACTGGCGTGCCAGGTGCGCGTCGTTGGCTTAAGCGCTGACAACCACATCAGGCCGGTATTCAGCCCCAGCCTGTCAGCAGCCCAGTCCGTTTCATTCCATTGCGCCTGCCGCAGTGCGCCAACCTGCTCAGTCTGAGCGATAGTCTTTGCCTTCGACATCGACACATCGAGGCGCTTGCTGATGACGCTGGCCGTTTCGCGTGGATTCACGCCACGCGCTACCGCATCGGTGATGATGTTGGTCAGATCGCCGCGAGCGGTGTCGCTGATGACCTTCCAGTCGCTGAACGTTGTCAGCCTGGCCGCCGCCACCTGATTAAGATGACCTGGGCTATTTAAAAGCTGCTGTAACGTTGTCTGGCTGGCGTACACCTGCGACTGCTGTGAGAGGTTATTGAAGGCCTCCAGCGTGCCGCGCTGCGCTTCTGCGACGACGTAATCCATTGCCCAGAGATTTTGCTCGCCACCTTCCAGCAGATAATCGTCGAGAATCGACTGCACCGCTTCGAGGAGGTCTGCCAGTTCCTGCGGCGTCATGTCATAGATGAACTTGCCGGCGTTGACCTGGTAGAGCCGCATATCTTCGCCGTGGTCGTGGCAAAGGAAGTGCCAGTTATGGCTGTTAACCTCACGCTCCCGCCCGGTCAGTCGCTGGTCGAACAGCACTTTCAGCGCGCGCTTGATGCCGAGATACCGGTCTTCGATATCCCGGAACATCGCGGTGACCTGCTTTGCCGATCGGGTCGGGTCAACCTTGCTGCGCGGAACTATCGGCAGTCCCACCTTTGCCGGCTGCCCAGGTGTCATCGGCCAGTGGATCATCGGTTGTCACCTTCTCTTCCGGTTTCGGTGGTTCTTTTGGCTCTGGCTGCGGGTCGCTCCCCGCAACCTCGCGCAGCTCATTGGCAGAAAACGGTGGTTCACCGCCGTAGAAGCCAGTGGTTTTCTGCACGATATCGGCCAGTTTCGAAGCGTTTTCAATCTTCTCTTTCTCGCCTGGCGCCAGCAGGTCGCTCCACGAGATAGTGACCTCGCCTTTTGTCGGCGGATCAATGATGCCAAGCGTCCAGAAGCGCTCCAATAACGCGGTGATGCGGTCAGTCATGAAGCCATTACGGCGCGTGTTGCGGCGGATAGCCCAGTCCGTTTTATCCTCGTCGCTCGCCAGTCGTCCGGTCTGCTGACCGAACAGGATGGTGAACGGGATCTGCACGGAGGCGGCCAGTTCGTTGGCGGTTACTTCCCAGGTCGGCCCCGGGTCACCAGGCGTCACGCTGAGAACGTGCATTTGTCCGGCCTGCATGACGGCCGCCGCGTCAGTACCACGGTTCAGCTTGCTGACCTTGTCGCCCATCGCCTCGCCGAGATCGGCATAACCAGCCTTTTTGGCCTGTTCGGCCAGCGTGTTCATGTCCGTTTCTTTGCTGAACTCCACCGCGATTTGGCGGCTGGCATTCTTCAGGAAGCCCTCAGCGCCGCCACCAGATACTTTCTCAAGATCGAGACCTTTGTTGTAGCCAGCCTCAAGCAATGGGATGCCTGACAGGACGTTGTCGTCTTCAGAGCCTTCGCAGAAGAGGATAACGCGGCTCGGGTGCACCGGTTCGCCGCGCAGCGGGCCGACGAATTGCTCATCGCCAACAGGCTGCTCGTTGAAGTTGAACATCAGTGGTTGGGCGAAGGTCTGGGATAGGCGATCGTTATCCCATTCAGCGACCGTTAATTGCGGCTCCCATACAGGGATAAGCTTCACAAGGGCAGACTCACCCAGAGTTTTTACCAGTTTGATATCAACCGGTTCACTCCATGGCTTACTGTCCTTGATCTGCAATATCAGGGCTGAGTATCGGCCAACCATGTTTCGGCGGTCGGCATCCTTCACCTTCGGCCACAACTTCTTCATGAACTTGGTGACTTTCTTTTCCCAGGCGTTTGTTTTCTCAGCCTCCTGCGCTTCATCACCGTCAACTATTACCGGATAGTCCTGCCAGCAACCATCCAGCAGACGATGCACCACAGCGAAGCCAGCGGCGTTGCGGCGGTACATGTTGTAGAAGTCGTTGAAGGTAATCTCGCGCGGGTAGCCAAATTCCTGATAAAGCGTCGGGCGCTTCGTGTTGCCACCACCGATACCGATGGCATTCAGGTAATTCGCTCGCCGCATTTCAGTGGCGAGGTTGTTCACAGCCATCTGAAGGCCGTTATCTTGTTCGCTCACTGGCGATGCTCCTTAGAAGAATACTGTGCCGACCTGCTTGCGGTTGTTCTTCGTCACAGCGAGGTAACGGAAGCTGTCAGCACCGTGCGAGGTGGCGTCATGGAGAGGTTTGTCTTTCCAGCAGCCGCGCTTGTCGTCCCACTCCTTCCGGTAGCCCTCAAGGTGAGAGATACCTTCTGAGCATTTCTCCTCATCAAATACGCATTTCGGGAGGATTTCACGCGCCGACTCAATGCCGGTATCGATGCCAGCTTTTGGCACCACTTTGAAATTCAGTGAGTACATCTGACCATCGATTTCGTAACCTTCACGCGCAAGCTCTTTGCGTGACTTAGCATCAGCGGCAAACTCACGGTTTTCGATGTCGTGCGGCCCCCAGTGCTCGCCGTACTCATAGCCCCGGTCTTTCAGCACCTTCATGTAGTGCCTCAGCCCCTCGCCGGAGTTTTCGTAGTAGTCGATGATGTGGAACTCTTCGCCGACCTCACGAACGAACCATATCGCCGTGGAGTCACCCACACCGATATCCCAGAACGTGTGCACCGGGAGGTGTGAGTTATCCGGGATTTGGCCGATCCGCTTATTGGTGTAGAGCCAGCGGAACTGCTTGGCGTAGTACGCGCCCTCGACCGACTGCTGGAACGCCTCGGCCGGAATGGTCGGGTATTCGCGCTTCATGTCATCGCCGAGCGTTTTCTCTTTGGCGTAGTACCAGGCTTTCTGGCGGTCGTTAATGACCACGCCGTGCTTCGCTTCCATCTCAGCGAAGTATTCAATCAGGCGCACCGGCAGTGCTTCGACAGGGTCGATTGCGTACTGCGGATTCTTCCACCAGGAGAAGAAGAAGAACTTCCAGTCCAGCGCGGATAAGGGCTTTCCCTGCAGCAACGCTTTCTCTGCCGTCTGGCAGTAATCGAAGAAGTAACCCGCCCGGCCCTCTGCCGTGCTCTCGATAGTAGCGAAGCATCCTGTCGATACTGCCTCAAACGCACCAGTGACGATTTCACGGGCTTTGTCTGGATACTTGGCGCATATCTTCCCGAACTCGGAAACGTGCAGGTAACGCAGCGTACCGCCACGAAATGACGTGCTTACGTAGAGCGATCCGCCCTTCTTAAAGACGAGCTCACCAGAAGAGTCATTGCTGGCCGGGTTGGCCGCCTTTATCTCTGCAGGCAACTTGTCGTATGCGTACTTCACCTTTTCACGGAACAGGCGCTTTGCGTCATTTAGCGTGTGGGCAATCAGGGCGCACTTCGCCGACTCGAACAAAGCCGCGTCAAGCTGGATGATGCACACCTCAGTGGTGAATCCGAGCTGGCGAGCTTTCAGGATGATGTTGCGGGTGTGGATCCCCTCAAAGTATTCCCGCTGTTCAGGCGTCATCCTGAAGCGCGTTGGCTTACCCTCTTTGTCGGTGATCCAGTAAAGGTTATTCAGCCGCCAGTCTTTATCGGACAGCAGCTTGATGTGCTCAGGTTTCATTACACCCCCTGAGACAGTGAATCCATCAGGTTAGACAGGTCATCAACCGTCTTATTGCCTTCCTCGGTGTCGAGGTTATACGCCTTGCGCTCAGCGTTTATAACTTTGATTTGAGCATCGACACCGGCCGTGATCGAACGAGACATTGAGGCATGATTTTCTTCCGTGATATCCGCATCTTCGAGGAAGTCGCGCAGCTTATTGGTGATGCCTCGCCATGCCGCCAAACTTTCCCGATGAGCCATGACTACAGCAGCCGCCTCATCGGAGGCCTGGTCAATAATCTGCTCATCAGTAACCACTGGTGACTGGTTACCGTCTTTGGTTACCGACTTGGTTACCTTGGCTTTGGTTGCCGCCCTGACCTTTTCTGTCAGGTCGCGCTGCCATCCTTCTTTGTTCGCTCTCTTCAGGATGGTGGCGTGGTTAACGCCATGCTTTTCACCGATTGCCCTTACTGACAATGAACCAGCCCGGTAAGCCGATTCAATGGCCTCCCAATCTGGTTTGCTCATTGGTTACTCCGTCGTTTGTTCGGTCTGCTGTTCCGGTACTGGCGTGAACTGCACGCGCTTCACGTCGCCAGGAGCGAAGTAAAGCCACTCGCCCGTTTCAGTCGCAAGCGGCACAAAGCCGTTAACCAGCTCAGGCTGACGTCGTGACATCTTGCCCGTGAAGGTTTCGCCTGTTTGGGTGGTTAGCGTGATTTGGTAGATGTCGGACATTGAGGGCCTCTTTATCCGCTTGAAGGGATATTCAGTGCTTTATCCCTTGTAGGGGATATCCATTATCGAAGCCCCTCAGTGAAGAGCTTCTTTAATGGCTACAGCAGTGGGCTGCATAGCGCGCCGGTATTGCGAGGGTGGCGGCCAAAGACGTTAATCTTCTCTCGAACGCTTTCGCTGCACATTCTCTCTACGATTCGCCAATCAGCTTTTTCAGGCGTGGTTTTCACAGCGACTGCTGAAATGACACGCTCTAACACTCGGCGCAGTGTGCATACCGTACGGCTGATACTGAAACTGGTTAGCGAAAGTGAAGCGACAAGCGCCCAGCACCCAGTTAGGAAAGTGAAGATGCGCGGGTAATTAGCCATGTATTACTCCTGTTTGTTGGTTATCAGCACCCGTTTATTTGAGGCACTGCTCTTTGATGTAAACCTGCAAATAGCCGACCTGCTTCGTCACTGTGACGATTCGCTCTCTGAGGGTGAAATAATCCCGTTCAGCGGAGTCAGTAAGTCGGGGGCCGGTAGCATCGCCCATGCCGCCGGGGACGGTCGTTCCGTTGGCAGGGCATTTTGCGTTGACGTGCAGCCCACACTTGCCAGAGCTAACGCAACGCTGCAAATCATCAAGCTGCTTTTTCGCATCAGCTAAGTCCTTCGTGTATTTGGCATCCAGTGCAGCGACATCACGCTGACGCACCTGCATATCTTTGATGGTGTCGTTAGCCAGGCTGAGATTCTTGGTGGCTTTATCACGCTGGTCTTTATAGGTGATGGCGTTGTCGCGGTATTTGTTAACGAGGAACGCCAGCACACCGATTAACGCCAGCACCAGCAGCTGCAACCAATAACGCTTTGCCAGTGCCGCTATCACGACAGGAACAGAGCACGCTCCGCCTCACGCCGACGTGTCAGCCCATTCAGTACTTTGCCACCAGCCTTATTCCAGCGCAGGAACTCGTCGGCAGCACCAGCGTAATCACCGGAGTTGAGTTTCCGCAGGAGAGTCGATGTCGACAAGGACCGGGCGCCGAGGTTATACGTGAACGACACCAGGGCATCGAACTGGCCCTGATTCAGCCCCACTTTAACCAGGCGGGACACGTCGCTTTCGTAACTGACCAGCCCGGTCTTCAGCAGGCGCTCTGCCGTCTCCTGCTTAATCGTCATTCCGGCGCGGATTGGTTTCCCATCTACAGGCTGAGTCCAGCCATAGCCGATCGTCCAGACGCCTACGCTGTCCTGGTAGGCTGTGAGTTTGCAACCTTCGAACTCTTTAATCAGGGCAATGCCTTTATCACTGGTTCGCATCACCACCTCCGAATCGAGAACTAAACACCCTGCCAGCTACAGCTTTAACCTGTTCAACACCAACAAAGCCCAGCGCTCCACCTATAGCAATTGACAGTGACTGCGGAAGGTTAAAGTAATCAAGAGCTGAGACAGCTGTAAGAGTTAGCGCTCCGCAAATAGAGCCCTCCAGAATCATTTTCTTCCAGCCACCACCGCCGTAGGCGATCCTCATGGCAGCCATGACCACCGACAGCAATACGGCACCCATCGGCGTTTCACCGCGCCACCAGCTGTGGAGCAGTTCGATAAACTCCGTCCAGGAGTGGGGATCGTTATGCATTTTCATCGTCTCTCACCTCGCTATGTGCGGGTGCTGTGCGTAAAAATAAAAAAGGCCGCCAAAAGGCAGCCTTAGTATTAGTTAGTGTAATTATTCGGGCGGCGAAAGAGGCCCCTGTAAAACTTCGGCTTCGCCGTTGTCGCAGATGTCATCGCCCTGCGTCAAATGCCAGACCCCTGTTATGGATCGGCCTGTTTCCAGGTCTTCAGTTACACCGTGGGTATAGTAAGCGACCTGCCTGATGCCGTTGTGCTGTATCCAATAAAAACCCTCTTCCATATCCCCTCCCGAAAGTTGATGAGGAAATTATAAGAGGCTACAGATTTGATGGTTTTAGAAATTCTTAAATCGTTATTAAGCAAAAAACCCCGCGGTGTTAACCGCAGGGCTTTAAACGAAGGCAGTAACCCATCGTTGGAGAGAAATTAACACAGATTCGGGAAAAGTAAATAGCTCGCTATAAAATTCAACACGATTATATAGGCCATTACCGAGTTATTGCTCTCAGCTGTGATTCCGCCCACGCTTCTTCCATGTCGAATTTGATGATCAACTGGTCGTAGAACGGCTTCACTGACTTTTTCCAGGTATCCAGAGTGATGGCATCTGTTATCTGGCAAACAGCCGCATAGGCTTCTGTTGATGGAATGCGTTCATACCCGCGACCACTGCAGCGCTTGCAATCGGACAGAACCGGTACACCCTGCTTCTCAGTGAGTTCCTGGTTCACCGCTTTCCCGCGCCCGTGACAGTCATTGCAGGCACAGCTGACCACCTTCTTACCCTTACAGGCTGAGCACAGTATTCGAGCCACCTCTTTCACCTGCCGTTTGACCTCGAAATCGCCCGGCGATTGCTTAAGGTCTTTTGCCCACTGCGGGAGCTTCATGGTGTAGTGCGATTTCATTGTGAACACATCAGCCTCAATGAACCCCTCACCATCGCAACAATCACACTTTTTCGTGCTGGCGGCGCTGCGCGAGTAATCTTCAAAAGCGAAGGTAGCCAACTGGTATATCACCAGCGGCTTAACAGCGGTATCCAGTTTGCGGAGCGCTGCCACCTTATCGCATTTTGTCAGGGCATACTGGGCCAGCAACTCAATCGCCCTCTCCCGGTCATTGTTGCTGATACCCATCTTCCCGAGAAAGGCGCTGTAACCCAAAGCTGCCAGTTCCTGCGTCATGCCCATAGCGGCCATGATGTCTGTACCGGTTAATGAGTCTGACGCAGTAGCGCGCGGAGAGTCGCTAATCAGCGTGGATTTAGCGAAGTGGTATTTCACTGTATTTTCGAGATTCATGCTGCTGCCCTCTCTGGCTGTTTGGTCTGCTTGTTCTGCCCGTGTTTTGCAATCGGCGGCATATTTGCGCGCTTAACGCTTTCTGCCTGGTACTTTTCGAAATCAGCTCTGGTCATGATTCCACCACTCCCGTGCTGACTTTCTGTATTCAGGGTTTTCTGTCTGACAGATAATTTCCGCTCGATCGCCGCTTATCAGTTCGCGAGCTTTCGCATACAGCCTTTCTCTTTTCGAAAGCTGTGTCGTTTCATACCAGGTGCTGGCAACGAACTTTCTCGCTTCAACTGGAGTGAATGCCTTCATGCGGCCTCCCGCTGTTTCAGTGCTTTGAGCTTGGCGCGGTACTCATCGCGGATCCGGATGAAGTCTTCCCGGCGGTAGTTGGTCATTTCGTGGGGGCCATTGAGCCAGTCGACGTATTCCCGCCCGTAACGAGCTACCAGGCCAGCTTCGTATTGCTGCGCGACTGTCGCCTCTTTGGCGGTGTACTTGCCAGCTCCGGCATTACATGATTTGCACTGCTTATGGGCGTTTCGCTCTTCAAAGCGCAGTTCAGGATTAGCGCCGACCGTTTTGAAGTGCCCGCAGTCCCATTGTCCGCCATGCAGATCGGGTGGGTTGGTCTCACCGCAGCTGATGCATGGCAAATCAGCATCACGCGCGCGGATGTATGCGTTGAAAGCCTGCTGAGCCTGAGCTTTGTAGTAACCGGCAGGACGTAGCTCTGCCAGTCGCTCCTTGCGGCGTTTGCGCCCTGCTTTCTCGGCCTCTTTCTGCTCCTTAATGCGTTTAGCTGCGGCTTTCACCTTCTCCTTTTCGCGTTCTTCCATCGCGAGGATTGTGCCGTGCTCCGGACAGCACCAGCGGATCCGGATGTCGTGGAATTTCGGCACGAAGTATTCACCGCATACTTTGCACTTACGGCGGGATGGTTTACGCATGACCCCTCCGTGCCGCGAGACGCAGCCATTTCTGATCCACCAGGCGGGCGGTGTAGTCCTTCAGTGTCGGGATGTCGGACGGCTTAACCACTGGCTTACGCTTGCGGTGAGCCGGAACGCGGAAGATTTCGTTGGCGATGACGCGGGAAAGTGGAGTAGACATCAGGCCTCCTGCTTATCGCGCAGCTGCTGGTACTCGCAACTGGATGTAGCAGAGCAATAACTCCACTTCATCCCCCTGTGCTCACCCTGTTTTCCATTGATCGACGCGTGCACTAACGCTGGGTTGCATCCGTACTTCTTAGTGGACTGCATCGATGGAAACCAGTACCCGAACCCATCCCGCTCTGCGATTACAGGTGTTTTATTCCTGTTAGACAGACCGGTTTCATTAGCGTGCTTCATGTTCATGGCATGGGTGCACCACTCAAGATTCTCTGGCAGATTGTTGTGCTTATTTCCATCGATGTGGTTAACGTGTGGGTAGTTATTAGGATTTGGCACAAACGCGAGCGCCACGAACCGATGTAGCATTTCGTGTTTATTAGAAAGTGATACCCTGATGTATTGGGATGATGTGCATCCCTTTAGAATCCGCCCAGCAATAGTCCTGGTAGTCCAGGTCTTTTTGTCTGGTCCGCACGTAGTTACTTTGCGTGCCAAGCTACGTACGCGAGCAAGAGAGCTAACTTCAAACCGATCTTCATACCCCGGCACCGGCTTCCAAATTTCATTCTCAAACATGATCGTGTCCTTTTTCGTGATATTCGGAGTTGGCAGGGATCCGCAATTTGATACCGCGCTCGGCGCACCAGACTTCAATGCGGCGCAGGTAGAAGGTCATCTCTTCGGTGTTGAGTAGCTTGGTTGACTTCACCATCTTGGTTTCACCAAGAACGGTTACAGGCTTGGCCGGGCAGAACATATCCTTCAGAAACTCATGAAGGTCTTCCTCGGTTAACTTGTTTTCGGAGTGGTGGTTGACGGCAGATGCAACGTCGCCATTCCACATCCAGAGAAGGGCATTTTGGGAAAGGCTACGCTTGTCCTTCCATGGCTTGATGATGAGGCGATAGCAGTCGCCAGATTCCAGCATTGGCTGTATCTGCTGCCCGATGGCGGAAAAATTGGATTTGTGCAGACGGATGCCGTCTTTGTTCATGTTCATACGGCCTCCTTAACGGAAACCGCAGAATGCAGAAAATCGCAGGTGCATTTCTGCATCTGTGACAAGGTGATACGTTCAGATTGTGGTCGCATTTAATGTCCCCATCAAATGCGAAGAAGTCACCGCCGGGTGTTCAGTCCGACAGTATGAACAGTATGGCTTAGTGATTTCTAATAATCAATGCGGGGGAAAAACGAAAAAACCACCTTTCGGTGGCTTCTCGTTAGGCGACTGGCAGGCCAAGGTAATGCTAATTCCTCCGAGTTGCGGTTGGTCATCCAGGGAATGGACGTATCCAGCCATCGGACTCCGCAAAACGGAATTATGTCCGGCTCCAAGGCTTTTCGCGAGTTAACCCCTACCCACAACAGTAGAGGCTAGAGCTGAACAACCCTCCGGGCTGAACTGCAAAGTTCGACTCTGTCGAAGCTTACACCCTATGCTCGCTATCCAATCTTACTTTCTATCCCCTAACCGGACACTGAGATGTTGTGCTCTTCAGGAGCATGTGGGGGAATCCAAAAACTGGGTCAAAATAACCTCCATTCTTTTCATCTCCTACGGGGGAAGAATCTATTAAACCTTTGTTTGCATGAAGTTTCAACTGCGAAAATTATAGTTTTTAACTTCTTTATGCATTGGTGATCAGCACGAACATTACTGCGTCGAATGGGTTAGGCATGGCGCACCTCGAATGCAGCTTCAGGAACGGTATCTGCAATCCAGCCGGAGCATTTCCTGCATCGAAAAACGGTTACACCATCCTGCGAATAAACAAACTGGCCTATCACCTCAGGCTCTACGTTTTCGTCAGGATAGAACGGACGCTTTCTGTCGGTGCGTCCGCATGACTTTGGATCGACGTTCAACTCGATGCTGATTGGCTCACCGCAGCTGCATTTCCCCTGGATGATTTCCATCATTTAACCTCCTGCTGCGGTGCTGCTTCGACTGGTGGCCTTGATTCAACCGCCTTGCAAACCAAAAATATTCCCAGCAATCCAATAACTATGACCAGTATGTCTTTGTCTTTTTTGTGGGCCCATGCAACACAGCCAACACAAGCGATCGCTCCGACCCAAAGCAGCGAGGTAATCATTTTGCCTCCTGCTTTGGTGCTGCTGGATATGCGCTACCTTCCTGACCTGGCTCATTGCTTCCTGTGCAGGCGTTACGGTGGTCATTGGCGTGCGGGCAGCGTTTGTTGCCACAAACAGGGCACACCACAAAGCGCATGTCGGAAATTGTCACCGGGCGGCAGGTTCGGCACCAGCAATCTGGAGTATTTAGAGCGTCACGCTCTGCAAGGATTTTCTCGCCATCGATTGCTATGCCAGAGTTGCGAATGGTTTCCACCGCATCGCGCAGCTTGTAAGCCTTCGTTACACGTTCGGCACCCTGAAGCATGGCGTCGCGGCACTGATTGAATCCGTGCGCCCATGCCAATGCAATCTCCATATCGTCTTCGGTGATTTCATCTGGAACATCTTCCCAGCTAACTTCATCAGGCACAGATGCCGGCGCTGGCGGGGCGGTGTCACAGCCGACATAAAGCTCATGAAGATTTTCAGCCAATACCTTCTCAAATTCGCCGCCCAGCGATACTTGAGACGAGACAAAGTTGCTTAATTTATCCTCCGCTTCGAGCGATGCCAGCTTGAAGCGCGCCAGTGCAGAAGCCTCACCGCATTGAACGTGATCAGTTTCGATAATTTGCTGTAATTGCTCTTTGGTGAATCCCTTGGTAATTGCGCTCATGGGTTCACCTCGATATCAATTTTTAACTCACACGGAACGGTGACGCTGATGATGTCGTTTTTGTTGAAGTATGAGAGAGGCTCACCCTCTTCCTGTAAGAATATTGTCGTTCTGTCGCCATGGTAGTTAAGCTTCCTTACCCGGTAATAAACTCCGAATATTTCCATCACCGTGTTTGGTCCGATTTCATCTGCGCGTACCGATTTCAATAGTCTGACCATGATCACTCTCCTTTACCGGCTGCGGCTGTGCTAAGTTTGGTATTCACATCGCCTTCAAAAATAGGCAGTACACCTACGGCAGCCGCCCAATTTTTAGCGAGTACTGGGTCTGCGGTTTCATCGGTGTAATCGGCCATCCTCCAGCCGATTAAGCGTTTCTGCCCAGGGTGCTTAGCAATCCGCTTCTCTGCTGCCTCAGCGCGAGCTTCCTGTTCATGCGCCTCCTTCCATCCAGCGTTGGAGTGCGCCGCTGTTGCTTCAAGATCGAGGATCTCCTTGTCTTTGGCTTCCAGCTCATCCAGCAGCGCCCGAATTACATCAGCTGCTTTCTGGCACTGGTCAACAATGCTCACGTCACAACCGGTATCGAAACCGCCCTCGGTTTCAAAGCGGAGCTCTACAGAGTCACCGTCGATATCTGAAGGTTCGAATCCGGCAATGTTTTCCAGAATGCCGATTGTGCTTTCTGCGCTATCACGTAATGCGCGTTTGTCGATACTGATCATTGGGCGGCTCCTTGGTATTCGGTGATTATTTCAAGGCCTATTTTCCGGGCCAGCGCATGTTCAGCAACTGCACCCTCTGAGCTCTCCCAGCCTTTAAGCATGAAAATAGCGTCTGCACAGCGAATCATTGCGCAGCAGATATCCATGTATTCGCGTTGCTCCAGACCGTCAGGTAACACGGCAGGGTTGAGAACAACATTCCCATCCAGACTTAACTTCAGCGCAAATGCCTTAAATGCAGGTCGGTTAAAATCTTTGCAGCCAGTCATTGGCCCTGCGATGTAAATTTTCATACCCCTACTCTCCCCCAAACCATCAAAACTCGCTTCATAGCCGGACTGTTACGGCACTCCTGGCAGATCACGTTTACCGACTCAGAGCGGCGTCCGGTTTTCTTTTTCGGATTCGCGAGCGAATAAACGCGATGACCTTTTTGTCCTTCAAACTTCAGCTCGCCAGCGTTAACCATCACCGAAATAACGCTGGATATGCTCCTATAGGTGGCACCCATGGCCTCTGCGATTTGGGAGGCCCCCAACTTACTGCCATCACTCAAGACGGACATGATGCGCGCCGGGTAGCTATTCTCGCTTTGTCTGCGAGCCTCTACGCTGCGGTAGCCGCCTTTGATAGCCCGGTCCTTCAGGTAATTTGCGCCAGCACCCTGAATCCATTCCTGATAAGACGCTTTACTGGTGAAGTAGCCGAAGCCCGCCATGCTGAAAATCATCTCCAGACCACGCAGTGCTGCGATTTCCCGATCCAACCCCTTACCACTAATGCCAATCACCACGATAAGGTCAGCGCGCTTAACAGGCTGGTTAGCGGCCACGTAATCAACGATGCGTTGCTTTAAGCTGTCCATCTCACACCATCCCGTTCGACTTATTGCGGTTGTACTTCGCCAGTAGCAGCTGGATCGGCGTAGGACCGTGCTCGGCAGCCGGTGCTGCAATTGCGCGACGCACAGGTGGCACTGGCTTACCCTCGGTGACGCGCTTCTCCCACATGTCCAGCAGATCGCCCGCCTCGCGGGTCAACTCACCATGAGTCAACTGGCGCTCTGTGCTGCGGTGACGCAGTTCGACGCAGATGTGGTACATGACCGGCTGCGACCAGGGGAATTGCTCGCTGGAGGTGAACTCAAACGATCTGTTACGCCAGTCCCAGTATTCGGCGATCACCTGGTCAACGGTAATTCCCAGCGCCCCACCGCTCTGTTTGCACCAGGCGACGAACTGGCCCGGCGACGGCAGGAATGGGCGCTCCTGGCGGCGGGCAATGCGCATACCGGCATCTACTTGCGCCATTGAGTGGATCCCGTTCTCCTGAAACGCCAGCAGCCACTGACGGCGGAATTCGTTCAGGTCTTCCTGGGTACGGAAGTTCGCCATGCTTGCCGGGAACGCGGCGCGCAGTTGGTTGAACAAAACGTTGAATACCTGCGCTACCTGCTCAACCGGTGCGCGTTCCTGGTACTGTTCTGGCAGGTTATGGGCCATGCGGCTCATCTGCTCGCGGTCGTGGTTACGCATTTGCTCTGCAAGAGATTTCATCGCATCACCCCATACGCCCAGTCAGTGTTGTTGAAGTCCAGATCCTGCTTACCGGTGCGCTGCTCGCTACCAGCATTGCGTTGCATCGTCAGCGTGTCCCACTGCTTACGGAGGCTCTCAGGGCTCAGGACGTTTGTATGCCAGAAGTGGTGCTTGCTGGCCCAGTCGTAAAGCGCGCAGATGTCCTGGTGCGACCGGTTGTCTATCTGGCGCATCAGGCGAACGGTGTTAGACCATGAGGTCATGTCATGGGCTTTGCAGGTTGGGTTGATCACCTTCACCCTGGAAGAAATCCATTGAGCAATTTTGAGGTCTTCAGCAGATCCCCACTTCGCACCGGATGGTGTGTAAACCACAGCATCAGGATGAGCTGATAAGAATTTTTTCAGACGTGCGTCAGAGGATTCGTCAGAATTCTCGGACGAATAGTTATTTATATTCTTGTTATTACCTTCTTGTTCATGATGTGCGGGGAATTGTGCGGCTTTATGTGCGGCATACTCATCCGAACCCGCGCTATTGCTGGCTTCGTCATGTGCGCTCATATGTGCGGCTTTATGTGCGGGTAAATCGTCCATTTTTTGAGCATATTCGACATAGTTTGTGATGGTGATCACCCTGCCTTTTCGCTTCTCACCTTCGATGGTGATCATCCCTTCCCGAACAAAAACAGACAGCATTCTCTCGACAGCATCGCGGCTGGTTGGGTTGCCCTGGCGGTCACACAATTGAAGCCCAAGATCCGCAGCAGTGACGACCAGTTGACCGGGTTGCAGAGGCCATTGTTTGCCCTTGAAGAATGCCGTGTATGGCTGTCTGGCCGCGTCAATTAGCAGGTTTTCCCACAGTGCGCGCAGGAACACATCTTTAGCCCAGGACTTCTTCTTGATGCTCCGGTACAACGGGACGTAACCAGACTTCTGGTTCTCCATCCTGTTGCTCCTTGCGGCTGAGTGCGCCGCGAAATTAGCGTAAGCGACGTTCGACACAGTTAAACCTCCTGCGCCTGGCGTTTTGGATTAGCGTTTGTCATAATGACCTCGCAATTGACTGACGTTTGTTGTACCAGAAAGTCGGTTCTGTTCGCGCAGACCGGCTTTCGCCATTTCTGTAGTTCTCACATAACCCCCAGCATCGAAGTGACCATCGTCATCAGCGGCCCTACCTGCTCCGGCATGAGGCGGAACAGCGACGCAATACCCTCGCTTACCTCTTTCAGCTTCTGATGCTCTGGAGCGTCCAGCAGCACGGCCTGTTTAGCTTCGGCGCACTCCTTCATCGCAGAAGCGATCAGAGACATAGTGTCGTTCTGTGGCGCCAGGCGCGTGCGGTATTCAAGCGGCAGGACGGACATGATTGCCGGCGTCAGCTGGCGCACGTTCTCGCGGTACTGCTCAGAGTCGAAACGGTTATCCAGGAAGCGAAAAAGCTTCTGGCGCGCCCGACTGATGTCGCTCGGGAAGCTAATGGCCTTACCGCCCTGTTCCCGGTACTCGTTGATGATCAGCGCCGAGACAACATCCTGGTTATCCAGAGACGACGACCAGGCGCGGACGGCATCGCGGATCTTTTCGTGGTCTGGCGCCGCCTTAAATTGAGCGCGGTTTATCACCGCTCCGGGGTGTATTCCGGTATTGTGTTGATACGCAAGTGAATGCATTGCTTTCCCTTTCGTGGTTAGGGCCGCCGTTAAGCGGCGTTGTTGTCGGCCGGTGACGGGAACAGCGTCGGCAAGTCGGGGCGAATCTGGTAAGCCTGAATCTCGCCACCTGTTGCTTTAACGATGCTGTTCACATGCTCCGGAGAAACCTTTGCTTTGTTGTGTAGCCACTTGTAAACCGCCTGCTGCGACACTGCGCACGCTTCACCAAGGGCTTTTTGAGAGCCGACGATGGTAATAGCGGTTTTAATGGTTGGGTTCATAACAACCTCCGTAGTGAATATGAATGAAGAATAAAACTATGGTTGTATTTAGTCAACAACCATTTTCGTTTGATGGAATAAAACCATGGTTGTACATTGCGCGTATGAAAACGACACTCGCTGAAAGACTGAAGGAAGCCAGGACATTACGAGGACTTACACAAAAGGCTCTCGGAGATCTGGTCGGGGTGAGCCAAGCGGCCATCCAAAAAATAGAAACAGGAAAAGCCAACCAGACAACGAAGCTGGTTGAGCTGGCTAATGCGTTAAAGGTAAAGCCTGAATGGTTGAGTTCCGGGGAAGGCGCTATGCTTCTCACTGGGCAGGATGAAGCCATCCCACCGTCTGATCAGTGGGGTACCGTTGAGCCTTGGGATAATTCAACCCCATTACCTGACGACGAGGTAGAAGTGCCATTTCTAAAGGATATTGAGCTGGCCTGCGGCGATGGGACATTCCCACGCGAAGACTATAACGGCTACAAACTACGCTTTTCTAAAGCGACATTGCGTCGTGTTAATGCACACAGAGAAAGCGTCCTGTGCTTCCCTGCCCACGGGAACAGCATGGAGCCAGTCATCCCTGAAGGGACCACGGTAGCTATTAACATCAACGACAAAAAGATCGTGGACGGTAAGGTCTATGCCATTAGTCAGGATGGATGGAACCGCTTAAAAATTCTTTATCGAGTTGGCCCGAACAGGCTGAGCATTCGTAGCTTCAATCACATCGAGCATCCAGACGAAGAGGCGGATCTTGATAGCGTTCAGGTCATCGGAAGAATGTTTTGGACATCAACAATCTGGTAGGGAACCACTTATGAAGAAATTATTATGGGCAATGTTACTTCTGGCCCCTCTGGCAGCCAGTGCTGAAGGGTCAGCTCTTGATCAGTTAAAGCAATCGCCTTCTGCAATCTGTAAAGACCACGCGCAGCCAGATCAGTGCAAAGTAGCAGTCCAAGCTACGATGTTGGCGGTTTACAATATCACTTCACTTGATGCCGGTTGCGAGAGCAGCTCTGACGAAGTTAAAGCAAAAATGAACAATGAGCTGAAAGCGCAGTGTGCAGCAGCCAAGGAAATATCCGACTACCTGAAAAGTCAGAATCGATAAATACCGCTCCACCATAAAAACCTCGCTCCGGCGGGGTTTTTTATTGTCCAAACCCGGCCACCAAACATTTCTTAAAAATAAATTCCTTTCAAATACAACCAAATAAAACCAATACAACCATTAATACAACTATTGTTGTTGACGATAAAACAACTATGGTTTTTAATAAGTCCATCGAAACGAAACATCGACAGCTGAGCGAAGTTAGCCAGCGGCGGACAGCAAGTCGCCTGCTTCTTTAACAAATCAGACTGAGTGACAGGCAAGCCGTAGCGCTCCTGGCAAATAGAAATAGCACCCGATTGGATCGAGGTAGTCACTGATTCCGTATGCGTACGGTAGGTGTAGAGGGCCACGCCGCGATGAGCTGATAAGTCACTCAATTTGAGACGCCTCGATGATGAGGCGCTGAATCAACTTAGAGGAATGATTCCAATGAAGCACTAAAGCGGATAGACCGCGGCAAGTTGTACCAACTGTTCCTGGCTAGCCGCTGCCACCCTTTTCGACGCGGCGTACGGAATCGGGGGATTTATGTAACAGGTAACGGTGAATGCCGAAAACTCAAGCCATGCCCTTCTTTCCGAAGGGCTGGAGAGCATCAGCCCTGAGTGCCGTAGCAATTCATTGGGCTTAAAAGTAAAGGCGGCAGATTCGCCGGGCATCACCCGGCAACTACTGGTGAGTGATGTGCACTGCCAGTGCAGGGAATGATTTGGGGTGTGGTGAGTGGTTCTGTATGCGGGTTCAATTCCCGACGGCGAGAGCTGGCCCGAGGTGGGCATAGTCTTAGCGATGAAGGTTCGACTCCTTCCGCCACACCACCAAAGCATTTCTCCCGCATCAGCGAGTAACGACAGAGGGTAAGAGGATGAAATCGGAACTGACCTTCCAAGAACATAGGCCGCCTAACCAGCGGCTTTTTCATACCTCAGTCGCTTCACCGAGGCGGCTTAGTTATGACAACCGGCGGCCATCCACCGCCCTTAAGCGAAGAAGTCTTGTATTAACCGTTCCGTTCGCCGCGATAAGGCCAAGAGGAAATCATGGTAAACCAGCAGCAGATCAGAGAGGCCCAGCGGCTCGCGTCGTTCGCGGTACTCCATCGCAATGCTCCGGCGTGGGAAGAGGCAAAACGCCTTTACGCCGTCGCCATCGGGAGGACTCTTCACTGATGGGCACCTTATTCGCATTGGTCCTGACCGTGGCAATGACCAACGGTGATTATCAGGATGTCATTCTCGGTGTTTACGACAGCCAGCAGGAATGCAGCCAGGCAGCTACAGAGCAGAAAGTAACAGCTGAGTGCTGGCCAGTAGAAAGCATCCTCCGCAACGGCGAGTTCCCGGCGAAATCCATCGCGCAGCAGTAACCCCCCTATTCAACCAACCAGGCTGGCTTCACGCAGCCGGGCTTCGTACACACTATTTTCAGGAGTTCCTATGCAACCTTATGAACGTTTGACAGCTGATCGTCTGGCCAGTCTGCCGGCCGGATCCCGTCTTAAGCTCGGTGGTCAAATTATCAAGCTGACTGGCAGAGGGTCGTTCACTAATGGCGCCGGACGTACTTTAAACATGATTGAGTACGTGGACTCTCGCGGCGTTCCAGGCAGCTTTGAAGAAAGCATCATCCTCGACTCAGCTACAGAACACCTCAACTCAGTAATGTGCGCTTACTGCGGTGCCCGCAGGCACGTTAAGGACTGCATTGTCCGCGCGGTTTCCACTTACATGACCACCAGCCAGTCCCACTTCTGCGAAGACAAGGGGTGTGCAGAACGCTATTTTCGCATGAACCCTGGCCGTTCGAAAATGGCAAGGAGAAACAAATGGTAAGCCACCAGGACGGGGTCCTGATGGTTGCGGTTATTTGCCTGCTTTATGGCCTCCAGCCAGAAGACCTTGAATCCATTGCCCGCCAGCTCGCGGAATTTGACGCAGTTAACGACCACCACACGGAGAAACAGCATGTTACGCGTAATCGATACTGAGACAACCAGCCTGGAAGGCAGCGTGCTGGAGATAGCCAGCGTTGATATCGTCGATGGCGTTATCTGCAACCCCATGAGCGACTTTGTGAAGCCCACTGAGGCGATCAGTTTCGAGGCTATGGCTATCCACCACATCACCGAAGACATGGTCGCTGATGCCCCGCTGATTGGCGAGGTTATCGGTCGTTACCTTGGTGCTCAGGCTTACGTTGCTCACAATGCCAAGTTCGACAAATCGAAGCTGCCACAAATCGATGCGCCGTGGATCTGCACCGCTAAGCTGGCCCGCGCTCTTCTCCCTGATCACCCAAGTCACAGCAACCAGTACCTGCGCTACAGCCTGGGCCTCAAACCTGAGTTGCCAGAAGGGCTGTATGCGCACCGTGCGCTGTATGACTGCTACGTCACAGCCGAACTGCTTCTGTACATGGGCCGCCTGGCAAAATGGACGATGGGCGAAATGCGCGCCATTTCCAACAGCCCGTCTCTGATGAAGGCGATCCGGTTCGGCAAGCACAAGGGTCTGACGTTCGAAGAGATTGCCAAGGTCGACCCGGGCTATCTCCGCTGGCTTTCCGGCAACAGCGATGACGAAGACATCCTCTTCACCATCAAACACTGGCTTAAGGGGTGATTTATGGCGGTAATGACTCTCATCCTTGCCGACTCCGGGTATGGCAAGACTTACAGCATCCGCAACGTTAACCCGGAAAATGCCATTCTCGCCCGCTGCATTCGTAAGGCCCTGCCTTTCCGCAATACTGGCTGGAAACTCCACGGTAAACGCCTGCCGGACAATACGGTGCAACGCGGTAACGTCGTGGATATCCGCAATGGCCTGCATCTTCTTGGCGTAATCCGTAACGCTGAGATGAGTGGACGAAAGATCCTGATTATTGATGATTTTCAGGCTGTCATGCAGCACGAGAACATGGACCGGGCCTACGAGACTGGCTACACCAAGTTTACCGAAATGGCGGAGCACGCCTGGCGAATCATCGAAGCTGCAACCCAGCTACCTGACGACTTCCGCGTTTACTTCCTCGCTCACACCGAAGAAAGCGAAGGAAAAATCAGGATGAAGACCGTCGGCAAGATGCTTAACGAAAAGCTCACGCCTGAAGGTTACTTCCCCATCGTTCTGCGCATCATCAAGCGCGACGGCAAACACCTTTTCCTGTTGAAGGGCGACGACAACGACACCGTGAAGTGTCCTCCTGACCTGTTTGGGCCGGAAGTGACTGACATGGATAACGACCTGGCGGCGTTTGACAACGCAATTTCTGAATTCACTGACTTATAAGAGAGATAACGATGAACCAACCAATCAGCTTTACATGGGACCAGCAGTCGGCAGCAGCAGCATTAAAGGCAGGGTCTGCCGCAGGAATCTCAGAAACCGGTGCTTACGAGGGGGATATCACCTCGGCTGTATATGAGTTCGGTAAAGACGGCTCACAGTCTCAGGCGCTGGTGCTTTCTCTGGACGCCGACGGCCAGAAAGCAAACTTCCTGCGTATCAATTTCCTCGGTCGCGACGGCAGCCAGACATTCGGTATGGGCCTGATTGCCGCCATTATGTGGGTTGCTCAGGTTAAAAATGCTCAGGCACAACAGCGTCAGGGGCAAAATGGCCCTGAATGGTGCCTCCCGGCGCTGGAAGGTAAGCGTGTGGGCCTGTTCCTACAGAAAATTCTCACTACTAAAACGACTGATGGCAGTGACAGCTACAAATTCGAAGTGCGCCACGTTTTCCAGCCTGGCTCTCGCCTGACCTACAAAGAGTTCACTGAAAAAACGCCAGCCGAAGCGATCGCCGCTCTTGAGCGCACCATGAAAGACAAAGATGACCGCAAGCCTCACGATTCATCACGCGGCGGCTGGGGTGCAACTTCGAATAATAACGGCGGGTGGGGGAACAATCAGACCGATCCAAACTCGGTACCGGATTCCCGTCTGCAACAGGCAAATCGTCAGGTGTCGCATAACAACCAGAACCCTCCGTTCGACGACGACATTCCATTCTAGGACACCTCGTTATGACTCACGCTCACGACGACATCAGGGTTGGCACACTGTGCCTTCCCTTCATTGGTAACGGCTGGCTAATGCCTTGGGGTGAAGTGGTCAGCAATCCCTTAAAGGCGCAGCGGCTCGCTGAGGAATATCGGGAAAGGCAGGAGGCGGCATGACAGATTCAACAATATTGGACATGTGCTGCGGTTCTCGCATGTTCTGGTTCGATAAGCAGGATGATCGCGCTGTTTTCAGTGATATCCGCGCCGAGCAGCATGAACTTTGCGACGGCCGCCAGTTAATCATAAGCCCGGACCTTATAGCTGATTTCCGTGCCCTTCCCTTTGCCGACAACACTTTCCCTGTAGTCGTGTTCGATCCGCCACACCTTGAGCGCGTCGGAGATAACGCGTGGATGGGGAAAAAGTACGGCCGGCTGAACAAAGAAACGTGGCGCGATGATCTGCGTGCCGGCTTCGCAGAAGCATTTCGGGTGTTGTGGCCACACGGCGTGCTCATCTTCAAATGGAACGAAACGCAGATCCCGGTAAGCAATATTTTGGCGCTGACTGACGAGAAGCCGGCCATATGGCAACGAACAGGAAAAGCCGACAAAACCCACTGGGTTATTTTTGTGAAAGGCGGCGCGAAATGACAGGAAAATACTCTCTTATCTACGCTGATCCACCTTGGTTTTACGGTAACACCATCAGTAACGGGGCCGCCGCCGACCACTACTCAACCATGAAGTTAATCGACATCAAGCGCCTGCCGGTGTGGGAGCTTGCCGCAGAAAACGCGGTGCTGGCGATGTGGTATACCGGCACGCATAACCAGGAGGCTATCGAACTGGCTGAGGCCTGGGGTTTTACCGTTCGCACGATGAAAGGATTTACCTGGGTGAAGCTTAACCAGAACGCCGAACTGCGCATCAACAAGGCGCTAGCCGAGGGTGAAGTCAACGACTTTTACGACTTCCTCGATCTGCTTAACGCCGAGACGCGCATGAACGGCGGCAACCACACCCGGGCCAATACCGAAGACCTGTTGATTGCCACCCGCGGCGCCGGGCTGGAACGAAAGCACGCCGGGATTAAGCAGGTGGTATACAGCCCCCTCGGCGCGCACAGCGAAAAGCCGTGGGAAGTACGCCACCGGCTGGAGTTGCTTTACGGCGATGTGCCGCGCATTGAGCTGTTCAGCCGTAGCGCAGCGCCAGGCTGGCACCACTGGGGAAACGAATGTTCCTCCAGTATAACCCTCACCCCAGGAATGGTTGGTACATCAGAACCGACACCGGAGGGTTATGAAACAGATTGCGTAATTTGGCCGGCAGAGGTCGAGATGGTTTTCAGTGCCGTTGAACATGACGGCGCCATTACTGAAAAAAATAAGCGCAAGCTCAAATTTCACATCAACCGCATGTGGTTAGAGAAAACACCCATTCCTCAAATAGTAGTGTCCGCGCGGTCGTTAATCGCAACAATGGAGAGAAGCTCGTGAAAGAAATCATCGTTGACAATTTTGCCGGTGGAGGCGGGGCAAGTACGGGTATTGAATTGGCGATTGGCCGCAGCGTGGACATTGCGATTAACCACGACCTGAATGCCGTTGCTATGCACACTACTAATCACCCGGACACTCTGCACTACTGCGAAAGTGTGTTTGATGTTGACCCAGCAACAGCGACCGCAAGTAAACCGGTTGGCCTAGCCTGGTTCAGCCCTGACTGCCGACACTTCTCAAAAGCGAAAGGCTCAAAACCGGTTGAGAAAGAGATTCGCGGATTGGCATGGATCGTCATTCGTTGGGCTCTGTCCGTTCGTCCGCGGGTGATGATGCTGGAGAACGTGGAGGAGTTCAAAACCTGGGGACCGCTGCTGGCCGAGGAAATGCGCCCTGACCCGGCTCGCGCCGGCGAAACATTCGAAGCTTTCTGCGGAATGCTCTCCTGTGGCATTCCGGCATATCATCCGGCGCTGGCCGAGTGCTGCGAGTTCTTGGACATTCTGCCGGATAGCCAGCAAGCTCAGCAGTTGATTAATGGTCTGGGCTACAACGTCGATTACCGTGAGATGCGGGCGTGTGACTATGGCGCGCCGACCATTCGTAAGCGATTCTTCATGATCATGCGCTGCGATGGCGTGCCAGTGAGGTGGCCGGCGGCTACGCACGGAGACCCGAAGTCGCCAGCGGTACAGGCGGGAAGCCTGTCGCCGTGGCGCACAGCTGCGGAGTGTATCGACTGGTCAATTAGCGCCCCGTCAATCTTTGGTCGGAAGAAAAAGTTAGCTGAGAACACCCTAAAGCGCATCGCCAGAGGCATCCAACGCTTCGTTCTGGACAATCCGACGCCTTTCATCGTGAAGTGCAACCACACCACCACGAAGGGCAAATATGACTGTTTCCGTGGACAATCGCTGGCTGATCCGCTTCAGACCATCACCAAAACTCACGGATACGCGCTCGCCGTTCCGCACCTAACAAAGTTCCGAACCGGCGCTACCGGGCAGGAGGTTACCGAACCGTTACCGACGATCACCGCCGGCACGTCGAAACGACCTGGCGGCAATGGGCATGCATTGGGTATGGTCGAAGCTGCACTTACACCGTTTATTGCCAGACAGTTCGGCGCCAGCGTCGGTCATACGGTTGACGAGCCGAGCGCTACGGTAACCGCTGGGGGCGGAGGAAAATCGCAGCTGGTGACGCCGACGCTGATCCAGATGGGATATGGCGAACGCCCAGGCCAGGCGCCGCGGGTTCTGCAACTGGAAAAACCGCTGGGGACGATTACCGCCGGAGGCGGAAAGTTCGCAATGGTCGCGGCGAATATGGTGAAACACTTCGGCGGGAATTACACCGGGGCTGGCGTTGCGCTGGACGAGCCCATTCACACCGTGACCACTACCGATCACCATGCTCTGGTCACCTCCAGCATTATCAAAATGCGCGGTACCAATACCGGCCAGCCGACTGACACTCCACTACAAACCGTGACCGCTGGCGGTCAGCATTTTGGTGAAGTTAAAACCACGCTGGCAAATGAGGGATACGACGAACACCGCGCACAGCTTACGGCTGATTTCCTACGGGAATATTGTGGGGAGGATTGCACCGGCCTTGTTACTGTCGATGGCATCACTTACCGCATCGTAGATATCGGCATGCGAATGCTTCAGCCCCATGAGTTATATCGGGCGCAGGGTTTCCCTGAGTGGTACATCATCGATAGGGATTACCGCGGCGTGAAGTATGCGAAGGATAAGCAGGTGGCACGCTGCGGTAATGCTGTTCCGCCTCCGTTCGCTGAAGCTCTGGTAAGGGCAAATTTGCCAGAAATGTGCGTAACAAGAGGATCGGAGGCAGCATGAAATCGTTAATCACCAGGTCGCTCGGGCGGCCTTTTTTATTGCTGGCATTCATCTACAACCGAATTAACCGACAGTTCCGGGAGCATTGACCATGGCCGATTTAATCGACACCGCTTCAGAGATTGAAGAGCTTCAGCGTAACGCTGCCCTTTCCGCTCACCGGCTCAACCGCAATGCCGTATCAGCTGAGCATTGTGCGGAATGCGGGGAAGACATCCCAGCGCCGAGGCGCGCTGCCGTTCCCGGCTGCCAGACGTGTTCCAGTTGCCAGGAAGAGATCGAACTGAGGAATAAGCAGCGAGGTGCGTAATGTTTGCACTCATTCAAAGGGGTCAGATTTACGCTGACCAGCACGGTTGGCCCGTCATCATCCACAGCTGCACTTCTGAAATAGTCCGCTACTGGCGACAAGGCCGGATCAACACCGCTTCAATCCACCGATTCAACAATGACTTTGAGCACCTCGATCACCGTGAGGCGGCACAGATACGCGCCGAACTGGAGACGAGTGAGCACATTAAATCGCTGCGCGCCCAGCGTGCGGCATGAGGAAATATTATGGGATTAGATATCACTGCGTACAGCAACATTAAGCGCCTGGATGCACATCTGAAAGATGATGGAGAGGCTGTCTATAACAACACAGGAGAAGAGGTAAAAGAACACTATTTCCACGTATGGAAGAACCCGAGTTTCCCGGGACGCGCAGATGAGTTGGCCGATGGGGGTGTTTACGCATATGAAGACTGCATAGGTCACGGCGTAGGTTATGGCGGCTATTACTGGTGGCGTAACGAGCTCGCAGAAATGGCAGGCTATCCGGTTGGTGAATATGAGATGGGCCACGGGAAAGAAGCTAACCATTTCGGCGGCGCTCTAAATTCCGACGGCGGCCCATTCTACGAGCTGATCAACTTCAGCGATTGCGAAGGTGTTATTGGAACAGCTGTAGCGACGAAATTACTGGCTGATTTTAAAGCCTTCCATGACAAGGCTAAAGATATCGGCAGCCTCTTCTTCGAGCAATACAAGCACTGGCATTCAGCCATGGAAATGGCCTCAAACAATGGCTGCATTAGCTTCCACTGACGCAACTGATAGCCAGTTATGAGCTGGCTATTGGGTGCGAAAGCACTGCTCCGTTATCCCTTTTGCCCGGCCCCGCGCCGGGCTTCTTTTTACAGGTGACAAGATGAAAAAAGGTTTACTGCTACTGGCTGTTCTGGCGCTTTCGGCGTGCACCGATCCGGATAACGCGACCAGGGTACTAACTGATAATGGATTCACGAATATCAAAATTGGCGGGTACTCATGGACGGGCTGCGGTCGTGAGGATAATTACGCCACCGAATTCTCAGCGACCGCACCAACAGGAAAGCAGGTAAATGGTGTTGTCTGTGCAGGAATCTGGAAAGGGTCGACCATTCGTTTCGAATAAGGCTTTTCGAAGAGGTTCACCATGCAATCAAATCCCATGAACTGGCTCATCGCGGCTCTTATAGCGCTGGGCGCTCTCATCTCATTTCTTCACGAACCGGAAGGTGTGCAATGGCTGCTTTTAATGTGGGCGCATTGATTAACCTTCCTGATTTCGAATAATCAACACGACGCAACAGACGTGGGTATACTCACGCCAGTTGCCAGGAGTCATCTATGGCACAGGTCATTTTCAATGAAGAGTGGGTAGTTGAGGCCAGACTCACCGAAAGAACCGGTCTATCCAGTGGCCAAATTAAAAGCTACAGGCTCAAATCCTGGATTAACGGCATTCACTTTAAATATGTTACAGCCGATGGCAGAACAGAGTCTGAGAAAGGCCTTGCCTGGTACAACTACCCCAAAATAAACCATTTCATTAAGGATGCGTAATGGCAGGCTTTCCAACCGGCGTTGAAATTCACAACGGTAAATTGAGGATATCGTTCAAATTCAAGAATATTCGCTGCCGGGAAGTTTTACAGGGGTGGGCGGTTAATAATTCCAACATCAAGAAAGCTGGAAATCTTAGAGCATTAATATGCGCTGAAATTCAGCTGGGAACATTCAAATACGAAGAACGCTTTCCTGAGAGTAAAGCACTCAAGAAGTTTTCGACGCCCAGTAAAAGTGTCCTAACCTTTCAGGAACTGTGCGATGCATATCATGCAGTGAAAGAGGTGGAAATTAGCCCGGCGACAATGATGATTACGCGATCTGTCAGTACTCTATTCACGAAGATTATCGGAGGGGACACTTCTCTTGAGGAAATACAGCTGAACGATATGTTGTTATACCGAAAGAAATTGCTTGAAGGGGAATTTAAGGCAAGGGGTGATGGACAACGTACAGTCAGGACTGTTAACGCATTTATGGGGCAATTATGCCGGATGCTCAGCTTCGCACACCAGAGCAACTACATCCAGCACAAGCCTTTCGAGAATATTAAAAGTCTGAAGACATCTGAACTGGATCCGGATCCATTGCTGAAAGAAGAATTTCAGGAATTATCAAAGCACTGGGAAGGTCAGCATTTAAACCTCTGGACGTTTGCCGTCTATTCCGGTTTACGCCATGGCGAATTGGCAGGTATAGCCTGGGAGGATGTCGATTTAACGACTGGTGAGGTTCACGTTAAGCGTACCATGACGCTCACGAAGAAATTTGGTCCGCCAAAGACAAAGGCGGGGATCAGGACGGTGAAGTTGCTAAATCCAGCGCTTGAAGCGTTAACAAGGCAATACGAGCTTACAGGTAACAAGGAACCCACAGAGATCGACTTTTACCACCGAGAGCGAGGAAAGGTTGAAAAGCAAAGCCTCAGATTCTGCTTTGTTCCTAACTATGAAGAAGGGAATGTGAGCAGACATTATTCTCAGAGCACGATTAATCAGACATGGCCAGGGGCTATGCGAAAGTCAGGAGTAAGGTATAGAACTCCCTATCACACACGCCATACTTATGCCTGCTGGTTGCTATCGGCTGGAGCAAACCCATCGTTCATTGCAAGTCAGCTGGGGCATAAAAATGCGCGTATGGTTTACACCGTATATTCAAAATGGATCGTAAAGATGAACGATGACCAAATAGGCATGTTAAACGAGAAAATTTAG